TCAGTTATACAAGGTAGAAACCCTGTAATGAATTTGATGGGTATGGCCATGGGAGGACTTCAACAAATTATGTCTATTGAAAGACAAAATAAAGAATATTTGGAAAATTTGGCGGTAGAATTAGTAATAGAAGAATTAGGTATACCTGAAGGTTCTTTACAGTTTGATGCAAAATTAGTACAAGGACCTATGGGTTCTGCTGAAGGTATGCAATCAGAACCTAAAGAACCTGAAGAAGAAGAAGTTAAAGACGTTTTCAAAAAAGCCGAACAACATACTGAGGAATTAGAAGATTTTGCAGATGAATTTGAAAAATTTAATTTAGAAAGAGCTAAAAGACGTTTTATAAATTCTTTAATTCAAGGAGCGGCTTTTAAAGGAGGTCACATGTTTGTATTAGTTCAAGATAAACTTGATGAGTTATCACCAGGTTTGACTAACCTTTATGGTACTACACAATCTTTAATGGAGCATTTATATTGGGTTATGCCCGATATGGAAGCCATGGCTGGTGGAGGCGGTGGTCAGTTAGGACAAAGTGAAATTGACCCCGAAACAGACCCTCCAACAGTAAAAGCAAGAGCGGGTACTTTTCCATTATTAGTACATGAATTAGTTAAAGGTGTTTACGAAATATTTGGAACTCACGGATTACCTGATGACCCAAAACAAGCCGAAATGGTTTTAGGTGCTGAAGACACATTACCTGGCGAGATATGGGATTCAAGATTAGGTCCTATTTTTTGGGAAAAGTTTACTGAGACATACCCGTTAGAATTATTTGACGAAGATAAAAAACATATACAACATTATTTGTTTGTGAGATTTTCAAGATTATCGGCAAAAGAATTTTTAAAAATTGCAAATTTAATTTTGGAAGGTAAACCTCAAGGAAAAGAATTTATCAAGAAAATGGTTGATGAAATTGTTTCAGATTTGAAAAAACAAGAATATGAACAAAGTATGGGTGGTGAAGATGACGACGAAGATGTTGATTTATCTGATTTAGGATTCTAAAATAACTTACATAAAACATTTTAAAAACCCTTATTTATTGATTTAAATAAGGGTTTTGATATTTATATAGAAAGAGTTTATGAGTTTAACAAAAGAACAAGTAATGTTAGAGTATGTAAAATGTATGAGGGATACTCCTTATGCTTTAAGAACTTACTTACAAACATACGACAATACTGTTTCAAAATATGTACCATTAGAATTATTTCCTGACCAAGTTTCTTTGTTAGAAGACTATGAAACACACAATGAAAATATAGCTTTAAAATATCGTCAGGCGGGCGTATCAACAGTTACTGCCGCGTGGGCATCAAAAAAATTAGCATTTGCAAAGAAAACAAAACCTGAAAAGATTTTGATTATTGCTAATAAACTCGATACGTCACAAGAAATGGCTAATAAGATTAGAGCTTTTGTTGGTCAATGGCCTTCATGGGTGGGGATTGATTTTGCTCCTGAAAAAAATTCTCAAAAACATTATAAATTAAACAACGGTTGTGAAGTAAAGGCGGTTGCAACATCAAAAGATGCTCTACGTGGATTTACCCCTACAATATTAATATTTGACGAGGCGGCGTTTATTGAGGCTGATAATGACTTTTGGGCAGCTTGTATGGCGTCCCTTTCTACAGGAGGTAAAGTTATTGTTATTTCAACCCCTAATGGATATGACCCAATTTATTATGAAATTTACGACCAAGCGTTAAGAAATATGAATGATTTCAAGATTTCTGAAATGTATTGGTTTAGAGACCCAAGATATACAAAAGATTTATACTTGGTTAAAACAAAAGATATAATTCATTATTTGTTAAACAAAGAAGAATATTCAAAAGACGATATTATTAGTTGGGAAAATATAAAATTTTCTGATAGAAACTACGATGAACTTTCAAACATAATTAGTCAGGGTTATAAACCATCTTCGACTTGGTTTGAGGGTATGGTAAAAAAACTCAAGTATGACAAACGAAAAGTATCTCAAGAGTTGGAATGTAATTTTTTAGGGTCAGGTGATAACGTATTTGATTCAAATTTGTTACAAAAAATTAGAGAAAACTATATCAAAGACCCACAAAATAAAATGATGGGAAATGCTCTTTGGATATGGAAAGAACCTGTGGTAGGTCACAAATATGTCATGGGAGTCGACGTAAGTCGAGGAGATAGTGAAGACTTTAGTTCTTTTCAAATAATTGATTTTGATGAAAGGGAACAAGTTGCGGAATACGTTGGTAAACTTCCTCCCGATACAATGGCCGAAATTTGTTATAAATGGGCTAATATGTACTCTTGTTTTATTGTTATAGATATTACAGGTGGTATGGGAGTTTCTACCGCAAGAAAGTTACAAGAAATGGGTTATAAGAATTTATATGTGGACGGTGTTGATGTCGCAAACAAATGGAAATATGACCCAAAATCCATGGAAAAAATACCGGGTATAAACTTCAATAATAAACGTGTTCAAATCATAGCATCATTCGAAGAGGTTATGAGACACGATTTTAGAATTTATAGTACAAGATTATTCAATGAGATGAATACTTTTGTATATATAAGTGGAAGACCTGACCATCAAAAAGGTCATCATGATGACTTAATTATGTCAATATCAATGGCTTGTTATGTTGCAGAATCTTCTTTTACAAGTTTAACAAAAGTAACTGAACAAACTAAAGCTATGATTGATTCATGGTCGGTAAATAATAACAATAATATAACAGAACAAATATCATTTAACCCTGTTTTACCTAATATGAATGAAAGACGACAAGACATTGGTAGAGCTAATGTAAGTAAAGAAGATTACATGAAATACGGTTGGTTATTTGGTGTGAGATAATATTTATAAAATAAACTATGGGTTTAATTAGAAGGAAAAAATCGGGTAAAAAATTAAATGGAAGTAAATTAAATGTTCCCGGCCAAGGTATAAGTTCAGTTAAACCTGGTGGTGATAACAAAATTAATAAACAAGGACCTCAAGATACAAATCCAACAGGTCAGAGTTAACTATTTAATTTCAAGAAATAGAAATTAAATTTCTCATATGGAAAATCAAAACAATAATCAAAATAATCAATTAACAGTTTGGCAAAGGTTATCAACGGCTTTCGGTCCGAACTCTTTATTAAATCAAGATTATCCGACTTACAAATACGATAAAAAGGAGTTACTAAAAACAACTTCTAAACAAGAATATCAAAAAGAATTATTACAAGCTCAACAGACTTATTATCTAGCCAATCAGTGGACAAAGATAGAAAGTAATCTTTATACTCAAGCAGTATATTATGAACCGACTCGTTTGGCATCTTTTTATGATTATGAATCAATGGAATATACTCCTGAGATTTCAACCGCTTTGGACATATACGGTGAAGAATCCACAACTGCCGACCAAAATGGTTACATATTACAAATCTATTCAGAATCTAAACGTATAAAATCTATTTTAGCTGATTTATTTAACAACGCCTTAGACATTAACACTAATCTTCAGATGTGGACAAGAAACACTTGTAAATACGGAGATAATTTTGTCTATTTAAAATTAGACCCTGATAAAGGTATTGTAGGTTGTATGCAACTACCAAACATTGAAATTGAACGTTTGGAAAGAGGTATGCCGGCCAAGTCACATAATGTTGAAGAATTACCTGAGAACAAAGGACTGAGATTTAAATGGAAAGCTAAAGACATGGAGTTCAATTCATGGGAAATCGCTCATTTTAGATTACTTGGTGATGATAGAAAGTTACCTTATGGTACTTCGATGTTAGAAAAGGCAAGACGTATTTGGAAACAATTATTATTGTCAGAAGATGCTATGTTGATATATCGTACATCAAGAGCTCCTGAAAGACGTGTATTCAAAGTGTTTGTTGGTAACATGGATGACAAAGATGTTGAACCATATGTACAACGTGTTGCGAATAAGTTTAAAAGAAGTCAAGTCGTTGATAGTCAATCAGGAAACGTTGATATGAGGTTTAATCAAATGGCGGTTGACCAAGATTATTTTATTCCTGTTCGTGACCCCGCACAGGCAAGTCCAATTGATACCTTACCTGGCGCTCAAAATTTATCTGAAATTGCTGATATTGAATATATTCAAAAGAAATTAGTTACCGCACTTCGTGTTCCAAAGGCCTTTTTAGGATTTGAAGAACCTGTTGGTGGAGGAAAAGATTTGTCATTAATGGATATTCGTTTTGCAAGAACAATTAATAAAATACAAAAATGTATGATTGCCGAACTTAATAAAATTGCAATTATTCATTTATTTTTACTTGGTTTCGAAGATGAATTATCTAATTTCACATTAGGATTAACTAATCCATCATCACAAGCCGACTTACTCAAAGTTGACGTTTGGAAAGAAAAATTATTGGCGTATAAAGACGCAGTTGCTCCTTCACAAGAGGGTATTGCACCTGTGTCACAAACTTGGGCTAAAAAACATATTCTTGGGTTTTCTGATGATGAAATCAAACTTGATTTACAACAACAAAGAATTGAAAGAGCGGTGTCAGCAGAACTCGGTAAAACTGCGGAAGTTATTACTAGCACTGGATTATTTGACACTTTAGATGCGTTAT